CACTTCTATCAGTCCATGTAGTTACACCATCGTTTCTCCAATAACCTAATAAATGGTCATCAGCTTTACTATGTGTAGTAGCATCGTATGCGACACCATCGTTAAATATTTCTTGGACTTCAGATACACTAAATGCTTCATTAAAAACTGATACATCTTTTATACATCCTTCAGAAAAAATATTATTTGCATTATCTTTGCCTATTTTAAAAGTTGCACTCGTTGGAGGTATTGAAGATGGTATATTTGCCCCAGAAAAAGATAAAGTTTGAGCTACACCATTTACATATACTTTTAATCTCGAAGAATTACCAGATTGTGTACCATCAAATACATAAGAAATATAATTCCAATCTGTGCCTGCTAAACTAACTGAACCAAAAGCGTAACTACTTCCTGTACCAGCATTTACATATAAATTGCCATCATGAAATATATTAATACTTACTCGATAATTTGCACTTTGAGTTTTACCAATAGTAACTACGCTATCTGATTGCGACCTTTTCATCCAAGCATTTATTGTTAATTTTGTTGCTCCATCTATACCATGTATATCACCACAGTCTACAATATCATCAGTTCCATCAAATAACATTACTTGATTATACCTCATCAATGGTACTTGTGGTACTACAGGTTCATTTACAGCAGTCTCAAATCCAGATGAGGATATTCCCACTTCTTTGACTGTAATCAAATCTACAGAACCATCAAAATCAGTACTTGGTTTAATATCTACCACCCTATTTAAAGAACCACCAGCTGTAAGAGTGGTATTTCCAGATGCAGTAAAATCAGATGCACTTGCGGGGCCACCACCAACTGCAAAATCTAAATTTCCTGCTGTTCTACCAGATATTGTAAAATCTATTCGATATTCTCTTCCTTGTATCATTGGATTTGATGAATCACTATATCTTAAAGTATTTGTATTTCCTGTAGCATGAGTTGCTTTACTACTACCTATTGACCATTCAGTTCCTAATGAACCACTAACTACTGACCAATTTGTAGTAACATCAAAAGCACCATGTCCATTTGTTAAATCATCCCCAAAGAAATTTGTAGTAGCGTGGTTGCCCATTTGGACTTCTTTGATTGTTATATTATCAAGTTCATATATATCTCCTAATGCACTTCCACCAATCATAAAAGATGCAACATCAGCAGTTGGAGTTAAATATGCAGTATAAGTATCACCACTTTTATATTCTGATGTATTTAAAATATTAACTTGGTTATTACTAAAAAGAAATCTTAAAGATATTTGTGTTCCTTGTATTGAAAAAACATCAATAGATATTTTATAAACTTTACCTGCATATAAATTTTTATTTTGTTTTAAATAATAGTTCCCTGTTCCTGTTGTGTTATCAATTTTTATTCTTCCATTTGACCAACTGATAGTTCCTCTTGCACTATTATACGCATACCAATCATCTATATTGCTATCAAATGTACCATTAGTAACTAACTCACTACCCAACTTCTTCTCACTATGATCATATACTATGGATTGTGGACTTTCTGGGTTACCCTCACACATAGGATACCAAGCAGATAGGTATGATAAACTTGCTGATGGAGCAGAAGTCTCTGGTTTTTTATATATTTGTTGAACTTCTGATAATGATAAAGTATATCCAGTCCATATTTTCATATCGCACATACTGCCATTAAAATAACCACTATCATTTCCACCTTTTCTACCAATAGTTAAATTTGCTTTATGTAACAACCATTGAGAATTTTGTTGTCTTGTAGCGATTAATTCTCCATTTCTATATACTTTAAATTGATGTGCATCAGCATTACTTTGACCAGACCACGGCTCTCTTGTAACTGCCCAATGCTCCCATGTACCTGTTTCAATCGTAGGAATATTTGAAATTGGTGATGAAGAATTATTGTTTTGAATAATTAATTGTGTTGCAGTATTCATAGTAAAAACAAATTGTGCTATTTGTGTACCATTAAATGTTGCAAGTGGGTACATTGGAAATGAACTACCAGATGTTGGTATTTTTGTCCAAAAAGATACTGAAACATTTACATGGTCAAATAATCCATTGCCATTTACTCCATTGTCATCTACCGATAAATAATCACTTACCCCATCAAATACTAATGCTCTGCCACCATAGACATCTGCGTGGTCTGCAATATTAGCAGTCAGTTTAGGAGAGTTTGCGTATCCAGAATTAATTGTCGTAGCCATTAGTATAATACTCCTGTGTTTGATGTTATTTCTTTAAGAGATATATTGGATACATTAGCACTATAAGTCCCAGATGCTTTAAACTTAAATCCACCACCTACATTAATTTTTAAGTAATATGTTTCAGAACCATCTTGACTACCAATAGAAGAATTTGTAGTCGAATAAACTGATGGTTCAACTCTGGGATTTGAGCCTGTATTTGTAGTAAAATAAAAACTACCACTTGAATAACTATCTACATCAAATGTTAGCTTATAAATACCACCAAGAGTAGGAACATTGCTATTTCTGATATAAAACTCACTACCATTTGAACCACCTGTGTAAGTTGTTGTATCTACAAGCTCATCTCCTAATACTTCTCCTGTGGTTACATCATCAGTACCATTAGCTCTTGAACTATCTCCATCGAGAGGATAGTACGCTACCAAATCGTTAGATACTCTTTTAATTGAAACACTACTTATTTTACCTTCAAATCCTCCACCATCAGAGCGTAATCTTACATACTCATTTGCACTTGGTTTATAATAAATAGTATGAGTACCTGCTGAATTAAATGTTCCTATGTTGTTTCCTGTAGCATATATAATTGTGCCACCAGATGTGTATTCATCTACTACAATTTCTACTTTCATTAAGTAACCAGATTCAAATTGCCTATAATTAGAGCCACTTCCATCTACTGCTTGCTGTGCATAATAACTAAATGCACCTTCATCTACTTCAAGAACTTCATTTACAACATTAGCATTATTTAAATTCCATATATTCTCACCATCAGAAAAGTCTGAATTAAGAACTCTTTCTGCACCCAATGTACTTTTTACAGAGCTTGGAATCTTTGAGTATGAAGTAGATTCCATAACAGATTGTACTTGTGCTTGGGTTAGTTCGCCTTTCCATATTCCTAACTGTGATAGTTCTCCGTCTGCTTTATATTGTAAACTATTGTAATTACCAATATGTAAGTTTGATGTAGTGTTAGGCATAGAAGTATAACTACCACTATCACCAAGAGTTAATGCTTGAGAAACGCCATTAATATATATTTTTATTCCTGCGTTTGCAGAACTACCTCCAACTCCATTGTAAGTTACCCCTATATGAATCCATTCGTTTTCATAACTTGTTATTGTACTTGTTGTATGAGCTAATTCATAAGTACTACCATTATATAATTCAAAAGATAATTTGTTACTCGAATTGCTCCATAAAACATATTCTCCATTGTTATTATACACACCTTTTGATAGTAACATATTTTGAGTATCACTATCTAAATTTGCCCACAATGTAATACTTAAGGGTTGGTCTACTGTACCATTTCCAAAACTAAATAAATCTGTATCTCCTAAATCAATATAATCTGTACTTCCGTTAAACAAAGCACTACCATTTCCAATCGCATCTGCTTGTCCTTCTTTAGCTACATCAACTGCACGAGGTAAGATTGGTGCATTGCCACCATATACTGATGTGGTAGTTGTTGCTCCTGTAACTACACCTGTGTTTGATACTTCTTGAAGAACAATATCTGTTATAGTTCCTCTAAATCCTGTGGAACGCATAATAAGAAGATTTTGAGAGCCTGCAACTAAATATTGTTCGTGAGAACCAACAGTAGTTGGTATTCCACCTGTAAAAATTGAACTACCACCGCTGTGAGCCATACCACTTCCTGTTTGAGTGAGTACAGTATATGTAAATCTATAAAGCTTTCCTTGAGCATAACCACTAACATTAAAAAAAGCATATCCATCAGCTACATATTCTAAAATATTATTTGTATAGTTATTACCTGTTCCTGTAATGCTATCAAAACTTGATACATCACTACTTAATATTTCTCCTGTTTCAGATTCTATTAATCCGCTACTTACACTATTGTCAGTTGTTTTTTGTACATCGTCTAATGCATACCATGCTACTAAACTTGTTTTTTCTACACCCTTTAGTTGGCTATAGGATTTGTTCATTATGGATTGGACTTCTTCTTCAGCTAATGCTCTTGACCAAACTGCTACATTAGTAAGTTGCCCATTCCAATAATCTCCCGAACTTCGCCATCTTCCAACCCTAAATCCTTTATCACTATTAAAATTACCACCAGATGAACCACTTGCATCCTCAGAACCATTAAGATATAATTTTAAAGTACCACTATTTCTAGTAGCTTGAAAATGATACCAAGTGTTAATTGAAACAGTTGTACTTCCTACAATATCAGTACCACCTGCTATATCTCTAAATATAATTTTTCCACTATTATTAGTTCCTGCTCTATATAAATCAGCACTATTTGCACTATTTGCTCTTGATACTGCCCAATTCCAATCAATATCATTTACATTGAACCAGAATGAAATGGAAAAATCTCCTGTACCAAAATCAAAAGATTCATTATCTGCTGTCTCTAAATAATCATTAGAACCATCGAAATTGAAGGAATATTTGTTTGGGAAGCCGAGTACAGCCCCACCTTTTGTAAGGATGTTGCCTAAGCCTAGCATGGGCTTATCCTAAGTAAGCTATAACTGAACCACTAGCTAATGTAAAAGCAGTCCATCTACCAAAAATAACTACTCCAGCAGGAAATGTGTTGGAGGAGTCTATTGCATCTCCGTTCCCACCTGATGTACCTACATAAGAAGAATCTTCAGGTGTTAATGTTGTAAAAGTTGAATCAGAAATGAATTGTATAGCTACTATCTTTTTTCCTGTGATAGAATCTGTTCCATCTTCAAATAGACAACCAGCTTGTCCTAATCCGATGTTGTTTGATTCATTTACTGAGTATTTGCGTAAGTCTGCCATCTTTTTTCCCCTGTGTTATGATACCTTACCGAGCTTGGCTATCTCATGGGTATCTTGGTTGCTTGAGGGGAGAATTAACTCCCCCCAAGATTAATTAATTACGATTAAGCCTCGTAATCTATTAAAGCGAATATTCTTCTTTCGCCATCTGCATCAGCATTTCTTATAGCACCACCATATACAGACTCGCAAGTTACGAGTGTAGATAGGTAAGAGTGTCTATAAGAAGCCTGCATCTTAGCTTCCTTAGAGAAAGCAAAGTATAGTGCAGATTCATGTATTGCATATCCATAGACGATATCATCATTTTCACCACCTGTATCATCAAGAGTATCTACTGCTTTGATACCTTTAGTAGCATCAGCACTTACAGAAGCACCGCTAGAAGCAGAACCCATGTAAGGAGACTGAGCAATCCAAACTGGCATACCAAGAATAGCACCAGCATTACCAGTTCTTCCAAACTCAGCACCTAAAGTTGCTTGAGTACCTTGAGAATAGCTAGTAAGTGAATTTAAACTTGCATACATATCTGGAGACAATACTAAGTTCCAACCTTCTGTATCACCAGTTTCACCAAGAATTAACCCCATTAATGAAGTTAAGTTAGCTTGTGAAAGAACTGAACCAGTAGTTTGAACATGGAGTGAATTATCAGCATCAGCACCAACAGCACCAGTATTACTAGAAAGTAGTGATTGTATGTTGTTAGCTACCAAGTAATGTAGGAAGTTATCAAAACCTCTAGCACAAGCATATGCTAATTGTTTTGCATAGATTTCCATCAAGTCATAGTTAGACTGAACTTTAACAATATCTGGTACATAAGCAGAAGCTACATTGTACTCAGAAATAGTTAAAGCAGTTTCATCACTTGTTGCACTACCTGTAATATCAGCAGATATTTCACTACCTTGTGTAAAAGCACTAAGTGCTGGTACACCAATGTGTGGCAAATGAATCTTATCTCCTTGATTTGCCACTTCAGGTGACAAGTCAATTCCGACATTCTTCATCATTATTTTTTGTTGGAAGGCTTCCAATATAGCCTGCCCCCAAACTTCAGGGATAAACTGGTCAGCAATATTCTGAGCTACTGCTCCAGTACCACCTGAATGGACATTTACATCAAATGGGTCTGAAAAAGCCATTAGATTTTCTCCTCAAATTATCTTTTAAAATTACTGAGAATAGAACTCCAATTATCTCGCCTTTCCTCTTTTGATAGTTTTTTGAAATTAATGTCTTTTCTAGAAACAACTCCAACATTATCTTTGGGATTGTTTTTAACTGACGATAATTCCTCAACAACATCTACAAGAGCATCTGTTGGCAAATTGGAGAATTTTTCTCGTTTATTCTCTGGCAGTCTTGATAAAGCATCATTTCTAAGTTTAGCATCTTGCTTTTCAAATTGTTCTCTAACAATCTTAAGCTCTTCATTTTCCTTAGAAAGTACTGAATTTAATTCAGATAACTTACCTTGCTCTTCAAGGTCTGCCCTCTTTCTTTCCTCAATAACTGATTTCATCTCAGCTATTTGTTGTTCAAGTTCTTTTTTCTGAGAAATAACCTCATTTAATCTTGAACGAGGAATGTTATCTTTTACATTGTTTTCGACTTGTGTGTCGTTTTCCTGTTTTACATCTGGCTCGATGACTTTTTCTTCTGACATTTTTACCTCTTAAGTGAGTGGTTAATTTATGCAAAATTTCCTTGCATAAGATATACATGATAAACTAACTTAAAACACTATTCTAATGCAAGAAAAAAATTACGAATTTAAGAAAAAGTGGTTTCAATATCTTAATTACAAACCACATGACGGACAATTAGCATTACACTATCCTGAAAAGAAGGATGCCAGATTTCATGTAATTGTATGTGGAAGACGATTTGGTAAGACTTGGGCTAGTGCAATGGAAGCTACTTTTGTAGCATCACAACCTAATAAACGAATATGGGTTGTTGGAATGTCTTATAAGAAAGCTAGACTTATATTTCGTGAGATTTGGCAAAGAATGGTTATAGGGCATGGAGAAGATGTTGATAAGGCATCTGAAAAAGATATGTACATTCGTTTCAAGTGGGGAACTACTGTTGAAGGAATGTCAGCAGACAATGCGGATTCATTGGTGGGAGAAGGACTTGACCTACTCGTAATTGATGAGGTTGCCAAGATGAACAAAAAGATATGGGATATGTATCTTTCTCCAACTGTAGCTGGTAGAAAAGGTAAAGTAATCTTTATTACTACACCAGAGGGTAGAAACTGGATATATGATTTGTATAAATTAGGACAATCAGATAGTGAGTGGAATAGTTATTCTTCTCCATCTTGGAAAAATCAACATGAATTTCCTCTGGGAATTAATGACCCAGCTATACTTGAGCGTAAAAGAAATATGTCCAGAGAGTTGTTTGGGCAAGAGTTTGGTGCAGAATTTTCTGTATTTCAGGGTAAGGTTTGGGATTTTAATAGAGAATTAGATGTTGGTGATTATCCATACGACCCTAACTTACCTACATATTGCACAATAGATTTTGGATATAGGATGCCTGCTGTTTTATTTATACAAACTAAATATGATGGTAGAGATGAGCATATTAGGATATTTGACTGTATCTTACATAAGCAGAACATTAAAACAGAAGACTTAATTAAAATGATTAAAGTCAAAGGATATCCTATTCTATCTTATTATGGTGACCCTGCTGGGGCAAATGTTCAAGGACAAACAGGTGCTGGAGATATGGAGATATTTAGAAAGAGTGGAATACGAGTCCTGTACACAAGGGATAGAATGAGTAGAAACATTGTTAATAGTGTTTCCTATACTAGAGGATTTTTTGAAAGTGCAGATGGAACTAGAAGAGTTCATGTACACAAAAATTGTAAAGAGGTCATAGAGGATTTTGAGGAATATAGATATCCAGAATCTGAGGATGGCAAACCAATAAAAGAAGAACCAATCAAGGATGGATATCATGACCATGGAAATGATGCGTTTAGATATTTCATTATTAATCGATTTCCAATTAAAAACAGAGAAATGAAAAGGATACAGCGATGATAGACAAAGTATTAAAAGAGAAGTTACTAGAAACAAAACTAATGATGGCTCATTCCAGAAGGAAGGAAATACGAAAGTATTTAGACTATTATTCAGGTACATCTACAGAAGATTACATCTACAGCTACTTTAATGCGGATGCTTTTTCTGAAATTCCACCTACAGTTAGTAATTTTACTAGAAAATTCATAAATAAAATTAGTAGGATATACACACTAGGTGCAAAGAGAAATGTAGAAGATGAAAGATATGAAGAACTAACTCCTACAAAAGATGTTCGTATGAAACATTCTGAAAGGATGACCAGACTACTTGGTACGATTGCAAATCGTGTATTTTGGGTAGATGGTGTGTTTGATTACAGACCATTGTATTATTTTGAAGCATACTTTGGTGACAACCCATTCAAACCTGAATCCATCATATATCCTTTATTAAATAATTCATATGACCTATCAGATACAGAGAATCTACAATGGGAATACTGGGATTCTGAAATATATGCTATTATGAATGAAGAGGGTAAGATTCTAATGAAAGAAGAAAACCCTTATGGTATTATTCCTTTTGTATTTACGCATAGAGAAGACCAAATTGACTCTTTCTTTGTAGAAGGTGCATCTGATATTATAAATTGTAATGAACAGGTTAATATTGCACTTACTGAGATGAATCTTGGCATGAGATTTAATATGTTTGGTCAACCATGGGTAACAGGATTAAATGCAGACCAAAGTCTTGTACGGACTGGTTCTGATACTATACTTGATATGGGTGAGGATGGTGCATACAACATCACAAGTCCACAAGGCAATGTAATGGATGCTATCCAAAACATTAAATTCCAAATGGAACTTGTTGCACTAAATAATCATCTATGGATTACATGGGCAGAATCAGGTGGAGAAGTACCTAGTGGTATTTCTTTAATGATTAAGGATATGGATAGAAAAGAAGATTACTTTGATGATATTGCACTTTGGAGAATGTACGAAAAAGAATGGTATGCTGTAGAGCGTGTTATTGCAGAATATAATGGAATATCACTACCAGAGCAGTTTGGTGTTGATTTCCAAGAAGTCGAGTACCCAAAGACAATACAAGACCAGATAATGAAAGACCAATTCGACCTGCAAAATAATCTAACTACTCATGCAAAGATAATGATTAGAGATAATAAAGACCTATCACTACAACAAGCACAAGCAGTTATTGATGAAAATAAAGCAGTCAATGGAATACAGGAGACTCCAGATGCAAATCAAGATGAAAATTAATGCTGATTTTAAAAAACTTGCAAGACAAATACCTAAAATAGTAAAAGAACATATTGAAGACTATGTTAGAAGTGTTGAAAGAGACACTAAACTAAATATAGATAATTCAACTGATGTAGATGGTAAATCCTTAAATAGAGAATATAAAACAGGACAACCATTAATAGAATCGGGTACTTTGTTTAATAGTATAGAGGCAAATAAAAATAAATTGCGTATTGCATTACATGGTTTTAATCACAATTTTGGCAATTATAAGCATTTAAGAACTGGTACTTATGTGCAAAATTTTGTTGGAATAAATTCTAAATCTGAAAAAGTTTTAGATGATAAATTCAATGAAAAAATAGATAATGCTTTAAAAAAATAACCAATTCTTGCATATCATATAAAACTATAGCTAGTTTATACTAACGAATATAAGGAAAGTTAGTATGGAACAGATAGAAGACCTTTTAGGTTATTTAATGACACTTGAAGGACTAATAAGAGACTTAGATAGACGATTAACTGATTTATCAGAGATAGAATTAGCTAATAATCAACTATTGGCAT